TCTTGCACCAGAAGGTGCAGGATAATCTACAAGAATATGACTTTGACCATAAGTAAGAGAACACATCAATATTCTTCTGGCATACTCATCTAAATCTGATTTACAACCATCAACATCCATCTTAAACATTTCTGTCCAATAGGGATCTCCTGTTAATGTTATTGGTTTTCTTAATACAAGACCTGTAGCTGCTCTTATTAATCTTTGTGTAAAAGGACTAAATACAGCACGATTTACTCTAGCCAAATAAGCATCAAAATCTTCTCTTGGTTCTAATGGCAAAAATGCTTCGCTATTTTCTCGTAGATATTCAGTACCTTCTGTAACAGCTTTCATTATTTCCCACCCTTTCATCATATCTAAAACAGCCCTTGTTCTAGTAAAAGGACTATCAATACCACCTACAGAAGTAGATGAAACGATATTGGTTCTAATTGGACCAGGAACAGCATAAGTCATTTCAACACCTCCATCGTTTTAAAGCTAACGCTTTTCTTGTAGGTCTGCCTTTTTTATCTTTTAATGGCCCTGGCATCCCAGACATACGGGCACAAAATGATTTTCTTCTCGCTGCTCTTTTTCCTGTTGGATTTTTTTCAGTAACAGGTGCTTTTAAATTACTACCCGTAGCTCTATTATATTTTGCTCGTCCTTTAGCAGTCAGTCCACCTCTCTTAGACTTTTCGCCTCTTCCAACAGATAAACTGACTCCTTTCTTGCGTGGCATTATTTTCCCACCTTCTTCATTGTCATTTTATGAGCTTCAGTAAAAGTTTTCCCCTTTAACATCAAGTTTTTCATCTCTTCCATATGTTTTCTGGTATGAGTACCCTTCTTTTTATGCCTAGCTAAAGCATCTTTCTGTCTTTGAGTTAAAGTTTTCATTTCTTTTTCCTCTTTTTCTTTTTTGCATTAAGTTTTTTAAGATCAGCAGCCGTAATCTTATCCCGTGGTGGAGCAACCGCAGCAAGTTTACGTTGTTTGCCCGAATAAGATCCTTTAGGCATCAGACAGCAGAAGTTATATCGCCAGTTGTTTGGAAACTAACTGATACAGTAGAAATGTCTCCGACAGTAGAACTAAATGAAGTTCCTGTAATAATTCCGTTAAAACTTAATTTTTTAGTACCTGATGTATCTAAGAAAAGGTTAAATGAAGCATCGCCAGCATCTTCTGTTGTCAACACATCTGAAATAATTTCAGCAGTATTATCTCCAGATGTAGCTGTGTAAAGAAGATCAACTGTACCTGTCGCTGATTTCAAAGAACCTACATACTTTCTGGATGTATCTCCATGAGCAGTGCACTCTAATGTATCTTTTGTTACGTCTAGTGTCCAAGCTGTTGTAGAAGCTATAGCTCCAACTGATCCAGTTCCGTTATCAAATGCAACAGAGCCTTCTTCGCCACGAAAAAATGCCATGATTCTAAGAAAAATTTACTTATAACAATATATTACCTTGAAACTGCGTTTTTCACAGTTATTTTTTCTTCTTTTTACGTCTATGTTGATAAGTTATCTTTTTACTACCAGTTTTTTCTCTTTTAAACCTGGCTTTCTCTGCTGCTGTCATCTCTCCAACAGTCTTAGGTGTCTTACTTGATACACGTTTTTTAGGCCGACAGGCAGGATAACCTCGTTTTTCTCCTTTTGAACGACCACAAGGCTTACCAGTTTTTACATCTACCCAATTTTCCTTAAACCAACGGGTTAAACCACCACTACTTCTTGCCACGTTTTTTCTCCACTCGATAAGTACCACCACGTTTTTTGTACTCTCGTACAAGCCATGCGTTAGCGTAAGCAGAAGGGTAAACTTTGAATTTACGTTTAGCTTCTGATTTCACTCTGGAGTATAACGCTTTATTTACAGGTACATTCATGTCTCTTTTTACCTCCCTTTTTCTTCTTTTTCTTTTTCTTTGGGGTCATTGAGCCGTAAGCCATAAATAAAGAAGTCTCTTAATATATTCTAAACGCAGTCTGCCCTAATGTCTCTGGTTTTGCCAAATTAAATTGCTGTAGACAAAGATAACCAAAAGCATCAAAAGCATGATCCACACCTAAATTCTTATTAGGTAATCCAGTATTTGGTGCATAAGTCAAAGTTCTAAGTGCTTTTATCAATTCTTTACATCTTGGATGAATAAAAGTTCTTCGATCTCCATTTGCATCCAATAAAGCAGTATTGACAGAAGTGATCTTATCCCTGATCTTCCAGGGAGATTTAGGACTTAAAACAGTAAAACCATTTCTTCTAAGAATTGTATGGTCAGTAACACCAACTCCACTTGTTTTTCTAGCACTACCAGTAGGATCAGGACAAGCAATAACTCTTCGATCCACTCCATACCTTCTAACAACTTCTTCAGCAAAATCCCATGTGGTAGCACCTCCTGTCAGCATGATTTCATCAAACACATATAGGTTATTGTCATGCTTATATGCACAAATTCCAGCCATGGGGTCTACGTTAAAGTCCAATCCTATTAACAAAGGAAGCATATGTAGATCTGCCACTTCCTTATCAATATTCTCATTCCCAAAACTAACAGCAACCAATCCAGTAAGATTCTCAAAACTAGCTTCAAATTCCTGTCTAAATGTTCTCGCATCTAACTGACCTCTAGCTGCTTCTACCTCCTCTTCCTTTACATTACCCCCTTCTATCGTAGTAAAACTCCACCTCTGCCAGTCATCCCATTCCTGCTCCCCACAATAACACCACATATCATAAAACCAACTCGCAGTTCCATCAGGTGTAGAAATAAATAAAGCCCATCCCTGTTTATCAGCCAACGCAGGTCTAATAACTTCAGCCCATACATCTCTATCCATAAATGCAGCCTCATCCAGCACAACACCAGCTAAACTTCTACCCCTCAATGCCATAGCATTTTCTGTTCCCTTCAATTCAATACTCGACCCATTTATCAAATCTAACCTTAAATCAGTCTCATTCTTTGCTTTAACCCACACTTTCGGTACTAACTTCTTCAGTTCCTTCCATGCAATATCTTTCGCCATGCGATAAGTAGGAGCACAATAAAAATAAACTTCTCCTGGTCTGTTAATAGCTCCTCTGAGCAACTCGATACAGGATAAATATGATTTCCCAAACCTTCGCCCTGCAACCAACACCCGAAATCTCTTATCACAATTAAATACCTCCCCTTGTGCATACCTTAAACTTATATCATTTGCATTTTTAACTGCCATAAACAATAAAATAACAGAATTTTCAACTAATACCCCCTATTTATAGCTCATTCCACCTTTTTTAGGTTATTATTTCATTAAATACTACTGCGATTAAGTCCGTGGCTTCTTCTACTTTTCCTACAGATCAACCAATACAACAACCTAAAAGAAATATTAGATTTCGTGCTCGTTCTTCCGCACAACAAGTTCAAGAAAGATCACAACGCCTATATACCCGTCAGCTAGAAGGTAAAACTACTCGTGCCCTAGTCCTAGAACACGCTAAAATTGAATCAATATCTGAAGTAACCGCCTGGCAAGATTGGAAAAAAGTTAAAGAATGGAATAAAGAAGATTGGGAAAAAGATAGAGAAACTCTTCTCCCCAGACTCCAAGCAATGCGTATTCGTCTATTCAACAAAGCCGTTAAAAAAGGTCAATTACAAACAGCAGCTCAAATCTTAGACAGCCTAGGAAAAGTAATTGGAGAATCCGTAGAAACAGTAAACATTCAAGCTCCAGAACTTGCTATCCGCATAGAACCAAAAAATTAATCAATATATATTTAAGTTCCCCACGCACATAAAAAATAAAAAATATTTTGCAACTAGTCCCCTAGGTACAAAATAAATTTTAATTTTAAGCTATCTGGAAGCCTCTACAATAGGTGTTAATCTTTCTTAGATAGAAACAACTTTAATTGTTTTTCGCCGTTGTAATAAGCTTCTTTACTGCCTGATAATTTATATTCTTTGGGCATATCAGCAAGCCATTTCATTAACTCTGGAGACATAGTAAGATTTATGTAATTAATAATATATTAATTGATAATGATATATAAATAAGTTTATGTTAAGTTATTGTAATATTATATATAAATATGTTTATATTTGATATAATTAATATTGAGGATAGTATTCTAAAATTTTGATTTATCACTTAATACTATTTTACATATTATCATTTTTTATAAATGCTAATTGTAAATATAGTTTTAAAACAAATTGATTTTATAGAATACAAAACCTTTTAAAAAGAAAAACTATTTAAAATCTTACATGAAAAATTTTTTCTTATTCGCTTCCATGTTTGGATTATTCCTATGGGCATTTGATAGTGGATTAAATAAAAGCACACTTAATCAGTGTGTTAACAACAACAGCAATTCAGCATGTAACTATTTAGTTAAGCATGGTAGTAATTATCAGAAAAGAATTGCTAGTCAAACATTATTAATTCGAGGATTATAATATGAGTCAACTTTATACTAATTCTTATGAAAAATTTCTATATGAAAAGACGGAAGAATATAGAAAAAATTGGCGTGATGCAGTTGCGGAAATAGAAAAATTAAGTGATGAGAATGCTAATTTAAAAATAACAATAGAAAATGAAAGACGATTACATAAATTAGAACTGGAACAAATTAAAGTTAAGTAATTAATTAATCCTTTAAGCCTATCTATAAATTATTTAAAGGTAGGTTTAAAAGATTATTTATTTTAATAGATAATCTAATTTTGAAATCTTACTCAAAACTTATTATGTCAGCACACTTAACCGATCAAGATTGTATAAATGCACTTGCTACATTTTGGTATGAATACCACAAAATGCCTAGAAGTGAAAGCCCACAAAATGCACTTGAAAGAGCTTTTATTATTGCTAAAGAAGAAATTTCTTTGAAAGAAGATTATTTTGAAAATCAAAATGAATTAAGGTATAGAGCAATTAAATTAATTGAAGCTCAACAAGATGTATATAAAGGGCTTGCAAGTTGCAGAGTAATATATGATATTTTACTTAATGAAAATATAAGAAGTTTGCAAGCTCGATACCCTGACGATTTAAAAGAGCCTTTAGAAAGTCGTATTTGGTACAATGAATATGAATTTAAAAAGTCATCAACTGTTGTTAAGTGGGTTAATGATAGAGATAGTAAAGGGTTATTAATGATATATCAAATGCTGCAAGGGTGGGACTATCAAAGCTGTGAACACTTTGAATATAGAAACAGCGTAGCGTATCAAATTAAAGAACAGATACAGTACGGCATATTAGATATTCTTAAAAAAATACATTGTCCTAATGATGAAGATAGAGTGTGGACTTCCTGGACTGATCCACAACTAGACGATCATATTATTTGTATTAGTGATATGTTCGCTTAGATTAAATTATAAAGAGTCTTAAAAGAGACTCTTTTTTTATTGGATTATATATAAGAAATACTTATAAACAAATAATGATATAAATTATATACATATAAACATTATTATGCTATCATTTAATTAGTTTATACAAATCTTACAATGAATGAACTAGAAAAGCCTATTAAAGGCCAAAAACAAAAACCCATGAATCAATCTACTTTTCAATCAATCATGGGAGAATATTTAATTGATTGTAGTGAATACTATGAAAATCAAAGTATCCGTAGAGCATACCTATTGAATGATGAATCAGGTTTAAGACGTATTTTAGAGAGTGAGTATTGATTATGTTATATGAAACCTACAAAAAAATCTGTAAAAGGCATAAAGTAAAGCCTACTCAAGTTATTGCTGACGGCAATATTGCTGAGATCTTAAAAAGAGATCAAAGTAAACATCTTGAATATCATGAAACACTTTTGGATGAATATTTAAAAGTTTATTATTTCGATGGTAACCATCATGAATTATAAAGTTACCTATGCAATAGATTCACTTGATACAAAGCCAGTTATCAAGACTTTTGAATCTGAATATGAAGCTGAAGAATGGCTTCATAATGAAGTTCAAGAAAGAATGGATTATATAGTTCAGCATAGTCAATACACTATCTCTGAAAAGGAATATCAAGAGATAGAAGAGTATGAATATTCACTTGTAAGACTTGAAAAAGTTGAGAGTAAAAAAGTTGAAGTTATAAATGATGATTTATTTGGCGAAACAATTACTGGTTATTCAATTTCTTAATTATGAAAAACATCACAATTTCAAAAACTGAATTTAATACAATTTCAGAATTTATTTTTACTTTTGAACAAAGTGAAAATCATTTACCTAGTCCAGTACAAAAAACATCAAGATTAAATGTAAAACATTTTATTGATGCAAGTGAAAAGGACATTATTAAAAATATGGTAAGAACTGCAATTAATTCTTTAACTAAAGAAGAACAAATGAATTTAGTTAAAATTTCAAGTTGTAGTTTTTACTTTAGTGAATATCCAAAACATATTAAAAGTAAATTACAAACTGCATTTAATTGGTTTGATAGTAAATGGTATTTTCATATAGATCAAAGAACTGAAATAGAAAATGAAATAATAAAAGAAAATCCAGTAATAGCTAGAAATATATATAGGTTTAGAGGTTAATTATGGAAAAAATAAATCTACAAAAAATAAAATTAGTTGAAACTTTTGTCAACTTTTATTTATCTAAAGATAAAGTATCAGATAAATTTTTCAAATCAGATATTGAGTGGTTTGCTACTGGTCTAACAATGACTGAATTTGAAGCGTGTAAAGCCGTAGCTAAAGATTTATTTATGAAAGAGGTATCTAAGAATGACAATTAATCCTAATAAAAAATACAAATTTATTGATAAAGATTTAGTCAATGGATTTGTTGTATTAACTGGAAAAGAATTAAATGCAATTCTTGAAAAATCCTATAAAGAATATATGGAGAATAAAAATGATAATTAATCCATTTTTAAATAATCCAAAAACATTGAATTATCAATGGTCTAATTCTATTTATAAACCAAAAATGAAAATTCAAATTAGTGAAAATTGTACTCAAACATTATTAGATAATGGATTTTGGTTACATGAAGAAAAACAAAAAGATGGTAAAATTTTTAGTTTTACTTTTGTTAAATACTGGCATTGTTATGAAATTAAGCATGAAATGAGAGATTTTGCTTCAAATAGTCCAGTAAGTTATATCAAGTTAGGTCAAAAATTGAATGAATTAGGATTATGTATTGAGGGAAATAAAGACTCTTGGAATTTAAAAGAGATATTAATAGCTATTAGTGAAAATATCTCAATAAACTGTAAACCTTGGAGATCAGGAATAACTAATGATAATAGAACTGTTAAAGGGATATATGGAAGTAGAGAAGGATATAAAGAATATTTATTTAAAACATTTTTAGAGGAAAATTAAAATGAAAAAACCAAAAGCTAACCTTTATATGCTCATCAAAATAGAGATTGATGACGATAAATTTCCTAATGAAGATGTATTAGAAGTGGGATGGTATAGAAATAAAAGAGATATTATTCAAAAATATATAGCAGAATTTTGTGAAAGAAATAATGCTTTATGGATTGATTATTATTACAACAGTACGGATGAAAAATTACCGATTAGGTCGGATTATGGAGAATATTGGATAGAAGGAGAATGTAGTGAAGAAGTGAAATGGGAGATATGTGATGACTACCATTTACATTATGAAGGATATTAAAGATGGTAAATATAAATCCGAATAGAGAATCATGTATGGAATACATGAAAGAATTAATAAGAAAAGGATTAAGTGAAAGTGAAGTAATAAAAGAATGTATAAAAGGTTTTGAAGGTGTTCATAAGAGTACTTTTTATGACTGGTATGAAATAGTAATTGATCAATCAGAAATACAAGAATGGGATAAAGAAAATAAGATAGAAATACATGATAAAAGACAAGATAAAATCAATTTAAAGTATCAAATATATTTAGATCAAAAGAAGATATATAACGATCAAGAATCAGGAATTGATGAGAAAGAAAAAGCAATGAATATATTATTATCTCACTTTTTAAAACGGGTGGAATAATTAACTGGCATTTGTTTAATGGATTTAATCCTGAGTAATGAAGGTTATGTAAGTGGTGCAAACACCTATACTTCTTAATCGGTCTTACCGACTCAATATAAGTCCAGTACTTTCCAAATACGAAAATTCGGTAACGAAAATGAAAAATTACTTGATAAAAGTACTTCAAACATATGAAGAAACTTATCTGATTGAAACTGAATCAGAAAAAAATGCTGTTTATTTAGCTGCATCTGATCGACTAAAACCACAAAAAAGTATTCATATCAAATCTGATATTAAAGAGGTTACAGAATTATGATTAACAACCCAATAGTAGATCAAGTAATGCGTCAAAATGATGAAAATTATTTATCTGAACAATTTCATGAACATTGCAAAGATAAAGCTATAGAGATAGCTAAAGAATTTAACTTATTACCAGCATTTATTGAACCTTTTACAGAGTATTTTATAGACCTTAGTTTAGATTCTGATGAAGGTTATAGCTTGATAAATGATAAAAGTTTGATAGATAATTGGTGGGAAGAAAATTCATATATGTATGACGATTATGATGAACCATATATTATTTATAAACCGCAAATACAAAAATCTTTACCCGAACCAATAGAAGATTATGAACCTAGTGATGAAGAAATGATGAGTAGTTTTGGTACTAAATTTCATGATGGATTATGAAACATTATAAATTAACAGTCACTTCCATGACTTCTCATCATCTTTATATAACTGCACCAGATGGTGTAGATGAAGATAAAGTACGTGAACATTGGAGAGACTTTGATGGTGGAGATTTTTCTACTGATGAAGATGGAGATTGGGAATTTTCTGATCTTTATGAAGTTGATAAGGAAGATATGGATATGTTTCATGTTGATTGGGAAGAAGAAATAAAATGACTGAATTTGTACCAGTAACACGTTATTCCAGATGTAAAAGATACTCAGGTGCAGTAATCAAATGCCCTGAGTGTAATTCTTTAAGTCAGATATATCACTTATCTTGGTCAGCTTTACAATGTCAAAATTGTAAAAATATGATTGATAAGTTTGATTGGTTAATAGAAAAAGGTAAATATTCTAAATAATAATTATTTTTTAGTTTTAGCAATAAAATCATGTATAGCTTCTCTAATTAAAAAACCAACAGATAACCCAGCTCTTGAAAGGTCTTTTAACTCTTGGTAATCATCTTCATCAACAGAAACGCTAATTCTTTTTAAATTCTTATTCATAATGAATGGCAAACTTATATTAATATAACAGCAGATAGATATAATAACAACTATGAATGGAAATGCTTTAAGAAAAAGAAAAGAACCAAAAGAAAAAGAATATAATAAATATATAAATATTATTTATAAGAACTATATATGTATGTATTAATAATATATATATATATATATATATACATATATGTATTAAGGATAAGGAGAAGAATTTCCAGGAATTTGCTTTATAACTCATCATTAGCAACCTCTTGACAATACTATGTCATGCTATAATAATAAAAAATAGTTAGTCAGTATGAATGGCAAAAACCAAAATTACCATGTTTCTTGATCCAGACCTTATTGAATGGCTCGATCAGAACAGAGATGAAGAAACTTCCAGGTCTGCTTATCTCAGGATCTTAATTAGAAAAGATATGAAATCCAAAGCAAGACGTAAAACTAATAAATTAACTTCAACAGTTTCAGATCCTTTTACATTTTTTACAATCTCGACTGATTTAATACCTGAAGATCTTAAAGAATATGCTGATCTTCTAATTGAATGGTGGCCTATAAGAAAGAAAAAAGGTGGATCATGCACTACAAGCGTTGCTAACCGCATCTTTAAGAAGTTAAGGTCATTTCCTACACAAGACAGAAAACAAGCTCTTGAGAACGCTATAGCAGGTGGCTGGAAGGATTTATTTCCTGTTAAGCAATCTAAGTTTGCAGAGGAACCAAAAAATAACCACCCTGCTCAAAAAGTTTTCAAAGCAAGTGATTCTGATATGCCACCAACCTTAAAAGAGCTAGGTTTAGATAAAGTTATGAACGGAGAAAATAATGGATAAATTTGATAAATATTTAATGAGTTCAAAAGAAAAAATTACTGTGACTTGGATTAATAATTTTTATGAAGGGGAAGAGTTGATGGACTTTCAAAAACGATATATAAAAAATAATCTTTCATATATAAAAATTAAATATCCTTTTACATACAAAAAATTTAACAAATATTTGGAGAAAAACTAATGGAAAAAGCATTTGATCGTATATCAGTAATGAAAACTCTCAAAGATGGTATCAAAAAGGGTTATTGGACTTTAGAAGATTTAGATAAACCTAGTCCACAATGGAAAGAAGTTGTTGATACCTGTAATGGACACCCAATGTATATTCGAGGTTATCAAGGTGTCAAATATAAAAACCTTGCTAGGGTTGAAGAACCAAAACCTAAACCAAAAGAGGAGAAAGTAGAACTTACTGATCCTAAAGACTTTC